GTAGTTCAGGCGCTCGGTCAGGTCCTGGTAGTAGCGCCTTCCGTCCTTGTCGAGCTCGAAGCCTGGGATCGCGGGCCCGAGCTTCAGCCAGTTCCGCTCCGGGTCGGTGAGGGTCGCCATCAGCCCCGCGGCGCAGACCTCGCCGGCCAAGCTCGCGGTCCGGTCCACGATGGCCCAGTCCTCGCGCAGGTTGTTCCGATAGGTGTTGTTGATGACGAAGGCGTAGTAGCGGTAGGGCTGCATGTACCGCGCGACCTGGCCCCAGGTGGTCCAGGCCCCGACCCGCCAAGTGTATAGGGCCTGGAACCTGCCCTCCAGGTGTTGGAACAGCCGCTCCCATTCCAGTTGCTCGGCCTTGGATGGCTTGCGTTGCCGGCTGGGCTGGGCCTCGGCCGGCTCCTCCGCCAGAAGCGCCGGGGACGCGAAGGCGTAATGGGGCGGTTCCTGGCTGAGACCTCGGGCGGCCCGTCTGTAGGCGGTTGCAGCCACGTCAGCCCCCAAGCAGCGACTTGGTGGTGGTCTCGTTCTTCACGCCCTGGCCGCCGGTGACGTCGGTCCCGGACATGCCTGATCCGGCGGCGTTGGCCAGAGATTCCCGCTCGGCCGCGCCTTTTTGGATGATCGAGGCGTCGGCCATCTTCGGCGCGGCGGGCGGGGGCGGCGGAGGGGGTGGCGGAGATGCTTGGGGCCCACCGCCGAACAGGACGCTCATGGTCAGGCCCTTGCGAAGTAGCGGGCGAAGGGATCGTACTCGCCGCCGTCATGGCGACGCGGGACCTGCGGGTCCAGGTTGCGCGGAGCCACGGGCGCGGCGAACGTCAGGGCCAGGGCGTCGCTTTCGTCCAGCCCGGTTCCGATCCCGATCTTGGCTTCCACGAGTTCCTTCGGCTCCAGGAGCAAACGGTCGCCCTTGAAAGTGTAGGTGATGGCCGGAAGCACGGATATGAGTTCCGGAACCTCAGACGGCAGCGCCCCCCCGGCTTTGATCCAGTCGGTGAGCGAGAAGTACATCTCGGCCCTGCGATTGAAATAGCGGGCCGGATCGTTGGCCGCCTCGGCGAAGCCGACGCCTGTGGGGGTCCTGTTCAGGACGTGGAGCTGGTCGATCCAGCCAGCCCCGAAGCCCCCGGTGCTGTCCACGAAGCAGGCGTCAAGTTCCCAGTCCCGCCAGATCCGCGACACCTGCGCGGCGCCCTGCAGCGATGTGGCGTTGACCATCCGGTGCGGCCTGAACGCGACCATGCCCTGGCGCGGGAACAGCACAGACTTGGCCAGGCCGTTGCGGGCCACGTCGACGCCGAGCAGCCTCGGCGCCCTGGCAATGTCCTCGGCGCGGTAGACGCGCTTCATCGCGGCCTCGACATCGTTGGCGCTGATCAGGGCGTTGACCGACGCTGCCGGCCATTCCCCCAGCACCGACACCTTCACGAACGGCGAGTCCCGGCCGTAGGACCGGACCATCTCCTGCGCCCATTCCAAGCTGACGCGCGGGGACCGCTTCGGATCGTCTGGGTCGCCGGAGATCACGGTCACATGCCACATCGCGGCCCGCTTGACGCAGGCGTCGTACAGCGCCCCCTCCAGCGAGTTGGTATTGCCGGCCATGACGATGTGGCCGTCCCGGGCCGAGGACAGCGCCGCTTCGGCGGTGGCGGAGATCGCGACCGGCATGGCCCCGGCTTCGTCGATCAGGAACATGATGTGGTCGGCGTGCAGGCCCGCAAGTGTCGCGCCCAGGTCCTCTGGGCTCGCCGACTTGGCCCAGTTCCGGGCCGTCATGAACCATGTGTTCTTGTTCTGCTTCTGGAATATCCGCTCCGAGGTGATCTCGAACTGGTCCTGCAGTAGCGGCGACTTGCCGCGCCAATAGGACATCTCCTTCCAGAGACCGTCCCTGAGGTTGTCGGAGCTGATCGAAGTCGCGGCGATGTTGCAGTGCGCGCGGGTCAAAAGGAAGTTCCACCCGAGCCAGGAAAGAGTCGCGGTCTTACCGGGACCCTTCGAAGCCTTCATGGCCTGTCGGGGCTTGTGCGGAAAGGCTTCCAACACCTCCTCTTGCCAGGGGTCCGGCGTGACGCCGAACAGCTGCCGGACCATGACCTGGGGCTTCTCGCGCCACAGGGCGAGCTTCGCGGCCGCGCTCATTCGCCGTCATCCCCGAACGTCCGCCGCGCCGTCCGCTTCTTCGGCCTCTGGTCCTTGGTGAGCACCGTCACGACGCACCGCCCGTCGATGACCAGGGAGACATTGCCGCTGAGGACGCGGCCGGTCCTGCCGAAGAACCGGGAGCGCTGGATCATGCCCGCGATCTGCGAGTGGGCCTCCAGCTCGTCCACGGGCTCGACGCGCTCGATGTAACGCTCGATGGCGTGGCGGCTGATCGCGACGGGGCGAGGGTCCGGGATCATGCCCGCGCCTTCCTGGCCCTATAGTCGCGCATGTAGGCGGCGCGGGCAGCGTTCTTGAGCTGGCCTTCCAGCCTGGCGCGCAGGGCTGCGTTCTCGGCCTTCAAGCGGTCGAGCTCGGGATCATCTTTCCGCTTCTGTGGCTGCGCCGGCCCAGGTCGCTTCGGAGCAGCCGTCGCGGCGCACGGCTGCGCACTCCAGTGCGGCTTTCCACAACGTCGGCATGTCGGGGGCGTCGCCATCACGCGTGACGTTACGCGTGATTTTCAGCCCTCCGCCGGTTACGCGTGATCAGGACGCATGGGTTTCTACGGGAACACGTAGGTCCGGTCAGCCTGGGGCTTTTCCCGGGGCTCCATGCCAAGGCTGACGAGATAGCCCCGGCACTCGGCGATCCTGGCCGCTCCGTCGTCGTCGTCGGCGAGGGCCTTTTCCTCGATCATCACCACCGGCCGGCAGCGACGCAGCGTCTGTTCCGCGCCCTGTAATACCGCCAGCTCCGAGCCCTGGACGTCGAGCTTGATCAGGCCAAGGCTTAGAAGGTCCAGGGAGTCGACGGACCGCATCTGTGCCTGGCGGATGTTCTTGGGCTTGAACCCGCGTTCTTCCGCGTCTGGGCAGACGTAGGCCGCGCCGCTGGACTTGGCGAGGCGCACAAGCGTTGCGGGGCCTTCCTCAGCCCCTAGCGCGAAAGGCATCACATCCACGTTCTCCGGGACGTTGAGGCGCAGGCACTCCAGGGTTTCGGCGATCGGCTCGAAGGCCAGGACCCGGGCGAATCTCTGCGCCATCCGCTTGGACAGCACCCCGACATTCGCCCCGGCGTCGATGGCGACCCTCCAGTCGGTCACGTAGCGGAACGCCGCGTCGGTGTCGGCCGCCTGGTAGTCCACCAGGCCATCACCGTAGGTGGTGAAGTGGATCTCGCCATCAGGAAGGTGGAAGCCGCCAGACATGAACATGATGCGCTCCCTCGATGGTACAACCCCAGGCTACATCTGGCCGAGCCCGCAATGGCGTGTCAACCGGCCAGCATCAGTCGTCGTCGCGATCTGGCGCCGGGAGCGCCGGCGCCATCTGCATCGGCGGAATGGCGTGGCTATCCCGGATCAGGGCCTCCAGCGTGGAGGACACGTCGTGCTCGATCTGCTGCTTGTCGCGCCACTCGTTGGGCTTGCGGTTCTTCAGCCAGAAGATTGCCGCTGTCGTGTCTGGCGGAACGTGCTCCTTGACGGGCGCCCTCACGACAGCCCCTTGAAACTGAAACACCTTCTCGCTGTCGAAGGTGTAGCCGACCGCACGATGATACAAGCTGCGCTCGACGCGCTCATTCGCAGCAACCTTGCCCGCCTTTAGGGCCTCGCAAAACTCAGGATGACAGGCCTGCCAGCGGTAGATCGTGGCGACGTGAACCTCGAAAAACCCCGCCAGTTCCTCGTCGGTCGCGCCGAGCTCACAGAGCTTGCGAGCCTGCTCCACGTACTCCGGCTTAAAGGTGGTTGGGCGACCGCTACGCTTAGCCATCGTCACGCCGCCTCTCTCCTGTGACCGAGGCTTTCGAGCACACGAGCCATGATCGCGTCTGCGCTGGGCTTCGGAAGCTGGTAGCCGCCGGGAACGGCCCAGATCGCATGGGGAAACCCGAGATCCATGAGCGCGCTGCGCAGGCGGCAGATGTAGGTCTTCAGCGATTCCGGGGCCGCCGATGTTCCGTCCAGCAGGGTTGCGCTCTGGACCGTGAGG